ATTTGGAAAGCGGTAGCTACTTGGAAATACCTCTACAACAGCGAGGCACCGAAGTTCGAGCCAACTTCAGTTACATGTGTCGACCTTTGTGGGGAAACGAAGCGCTATCTGCAAAACTGTCCTGCCGTGGACAGTGAAGCAGAGTTTGCGTGGAATTCAATCAAGAAGCTACAACCGGCTTCATGCCGGTGTATGGAAGCTCCTTTGCTTTCATCCGTCGCTAACCATTTCCGGTCTCCACCACCCTCCCTTCCTCGCGGCTATCTCACATTTGCCCGTAAGATCGTTCGGAGCCTGTTCCCTCACGGGTGGGACTCCGGATCTTACGAAGATTGTGTGCTTAACTGCGATCCTTCTTTGTCAGCTTGTTTGGAAAATCGCCGCGGCGCGGGCGGTCTCCATGGCTTTGTCTCGGGCTCATTTGATGGGCCTGGAAAATTTCGTCATCAGGATTTCTTGACTACTTGTCTAGACGGGGCAACCCGTCCATTAAGTGTCTCTTCGGGACTGACTGTCGTACAAAGCGCGGGGAAGCCTCGCCCTCTTAGCAAGTTCTCGGCGGACGCGATACACCTTCGACCGCTGCACGCAGCGATCTATGATAGGTTGTCGCGCGAGAAATGGCTTTGCCGAGGCGATTTCACCACTGACGTTCTACAGCGTGCTGGTTTTTCTTATGTCTCTGGCGAGACTTTGACTTCGGGGGATTACAAGAGCGCCACGGACAACCTTTCTATAGAGGTTGCCGAGGCTATTCTTGACGAGTTGCTTAGGTCCACGGTCTCTGTGCCGGGATCAATGAAAGCATACGCCATGAGTATCTTGCGTCCCCACTTGTTTAACCTTGAGCACGGTATAGATGATTTTGTGCCTTCGAGAGGTCAGATGATGGGTTCCTTTTTATCTTTCCCACTGCTTTGTCTGCAGAATAGGATCGCCTTCTTGTATGCAGGCGAGACTGTTGGGATTGACAATTCGGAGTTTCCATGTCTGATCAATGGAGAAGATATACTTTTCCGTTCCGGTCCGCGCTTCAGTGCGCACTGGATGGATACAGTATCCTCGCTCTCCCTTGAAGTTGAAAAGACGAAAACTTCCGTTTCACCGGAGTTCGGTTCGCTTAATTCTACACTTTGTCGACGCTTCGGCGTCTTCTATCGTGTAGTCGCGACTGTCCGAATGGGAATGTTACGGGAGTCGGAGTCTCTTGATACTCTCTCGAAGGGTTTTG